TTTAGCCGTTAATTTGTTCATGCTTCCATCATCCCACTCTGAAAAATGTTGTCAAGAACCGTTTAGCCTCATCATCACCAGCGCCGTTTTTATATCCACCCGCCGGCAGTTCACCGCGTCGTAAAAGCCGCCGCTCTCCGAGGTCAGCCCGCACATGATGCAGCGGTCAATATTTGCCACCCTCCCCATTTGCACGCAACCATGCTCAACCGACCCCCCGCACTTGGGGCAATGATCCCCGAGACTTATGTCCCCGTTACGCTTCCATAACGGCGAGCGGCGCTTGCTTTCATAATCCCTTTTCGCCCTCGGCCTCCCCGCCATCACTCCTATCGTTAATTTGGTGTCCAAGTTCTGTTAAATTCCTCAAGTTCCTCTTCTGGCGTTGGTAGGCGCTGTGGTTTTTTTGGCCTCACTCCATTCCCCGGAATAGGTGCGACAACTCTGTCTTCACGGTTCAGCCAATTTACGAACCTCAGTCGTGTAGGCTTCTTCCCTTTTTGTTGGCACCAAACGAGCATCTTCCCATATACGGCCCTTACTTCGATTCCACTATAGACGGGATTTTCTTCAAGGGTTTTTAACCAATCCTCATCAGAGAGGACGTTTTTTTCTTTCTTCTCTTTCTTTGAAGATGAAGATGAAGATGAAGGGGTTGGATTTTGGTTGACGGTTTGGTTAACCAAAGTTTTTTCGGTTTTAACAAGATTAGGATTCCCTCCTAACTTTCCAACCTCACGTCTTATTTGAGATATTTCATTATCCTTAACCATTCTCCTTGATATTATGGTTGCGTTTTGGTTATCCAAAACATCTCCTGACGCAATGCCTTTTTTGATCAAAATTTGAAAAATTTCTCTCGTTTTTTTCTCAGTTTTTCTCAAAATCCGCGACCATTCCTTTATTGTCTTCGTCGCTTTTCCTGGTGTTTCTGACCACCATAGGCGACAGCAAATCCTAATCCATGCCCCTTCAATTTCTAAATCCTGATCATCCAAGTCTCTTGTCCAATCACCTGGGTAAAATTGGAATGCTGGTTGTTTTCCCATTATCTATGCCCCCTGCCAGACACCAGCTTAATTATGTGGCGGAAAGACGGCGCTGGATACCGTCTTTTCGGGAGCGACCCTATCCGCCATATTTGGATTATTCCCTTCCTTCATTATATCCAGGATCATCGGCAATTTCTTCAAGCCGGACAAAACCATTGGTATAAGCCAACATTCCTTCACCTGTCCGTCCGTGTCTGTTTTTGCTTACCTTAAAGATAATTTTGGACTTATCTTCAGAGTCACGTTCAAGTTCAATACCGACATCGGCGCTGGCAGCAATTTCCCCGGCGCCCTTGAAGCCGAAAACGCCGGAAGAACTTTTGTCGCGTTGAAACTGATTAGATACCTGAGAAAGCCCGATGATTGTGACCTGCAACTCTTTGGCTAGATACTGCAATATCGGCGCAAGACGGCTCATACGCTCGTATATGGTTCCTTCTCCCCATGTGTTTTGAAGGTAATCAATGGCGATAATATCCAGTCGTCGCGTCTTCTTAATCAATCGCGCCGCCCGGTCAATATCCTCAATACGATAGAGCTTGTCGTAAACATATAAATTTCTTTGAGAATAAAAGATTTGCGCGTTGACGAGTTCCGCCTGCTGCTGCGTATGACAGGAGTTCTCCGTAATGGCCCAGCTTGGGATCTTGGTGTGGTTGGAAAGGATACGTAAAATGTATTGTTCTGACGACATTTCCGTTGAGAAAATGGCAATGCCCGGGTTGTCAAATGACTTACGATATTGCCGGCAAATGAAATCAACCAACCACGCCGACTTACCAACGGAAGTATAGGCTCCTACCACCCACAGATGCCCAGGCGTCACCTTCCTAATTGTGCGGGCCAGCAGGTCATAACCTGGGTTCAGTCCTGGATAGCCTTTTTCAATGTTCGCGTTAAGCTGTTTGATTGCAGAATCCACATGATTCACATCCATCTTCTGTACGCCGTCAATCGAAAGGCTTGTCGGTATGTCTTCCAGTGAAGTTGTGACGTCAGTGGCCTTGGTTGCTATATTGCGGGCCTGAGACACCACGTTTCTCCTAATGGCCTTATCTCGCACAATCTTGGCGTAATGCTGGATATTTGACGAGGAAGCAACGATGTCAGATAGCTCAGATACAACCGCGGCGCCTCCGACGATCTTCAGCTTTCCGCTTTCCGTCAGCCGGTCGATGGTAGTCACCAGATCGACGGCAATTCCTTTGGCGTACAGATCCAGCATGGCCTGATAGATGGCAGCATAACCTGAATGATAAAAATCCTTCGCGGAAATGATGTTATGCACCGATTGGATGGCGTCTCCGTCAATCAGAATGCTGCCAATAACTGCCTTTTCCGCGTCTTCGGACCAAACATCATGGATTCTGTTTTGCTGTGTTGCTGCCGCCATATTCAGCCTCCTTCTCTGGTAATATTTCCAGAAGATGCTCCAAATTAGCTATGTCGCGCTCAATGAGCATGATATGCTGCCGTTTTAATTCAATGCGTCGTAATAATTCCTGTTTTTCAGTCATCAGAATAGCATCCTCGCTTTCAATCCAAGCTTGTCTATGACATCCTCAGGTGATCGCGCCACAAAGGCCAGCCCGCCAGCGTCGTTGATATTCTGAATGAAGCGCTCTTGGTGCGGTGAAAGCCGCCCCTTGGCTGTCTTGACCTCGATTGCAAGAAACTTCCCGTCCGGAAGAATGCCCACGATGTCCGGGACACCTGGCGTCGATCCCATCCCTTGCAATACCTTCCAGTGAAAGACGCCGAACGTCTTCAGCACATTCCGGATCTGCTTCGTAATATCCGTTTCCTTTAAGCCCATGAAAACCTCTCAACGAATTTCATGAATCCGTATGCCGCAAAAAACGCCATTAAAAGCGTTAAAGTAATAGTTGAAACAGTTATTATTAAAGCCTTGATTTTAATCATATTTTCACCATCCGGTTACAACCTGTAACCATTCCAATTAATCTCAACAACTCTTCCTGGCCGCCTTCATGCACGTGATCCCATTGGCATCCGAAAGATGCCGGCAATACTGCGGCGTAGGAGAGTATTCTGAACACTTCTTCATGTCCTCGTTCGTTTGGCAGAGGCAGCGGCCGCGGGACTGCAAGAATGCTGCGGGCTTTGGTTCTTCTTGGTTATTTGTGTTATTCATAGACATAATCCTACAATGTAGATTTTGACTCTGATGATAGATAATCGCTATAATTGAGCCGACTCATATGAACAGCTTCGGCCATGAGCTTTAGGATATTGGTGTTGAGTGTTTTCTTTTGTTCTGGAGATAATTCTTGGATGAAAGTTTTTAATATGCTGGGAACGCGAATCTCAACCTTATCATCGAGCTTGTCAATTCGAATATCTTTTGTCATTTTGTCACCTAAAAAATATGTTGAATTTCACTTTCAAACAGTACATATTGGGCAGGGAGACGCTCCTGGGGAGGATGCACTATGGCGGATGCATTGCATCCCCCTGCCCTATTTTTTATGCCTTCTCTTCACCTTGCGGAAGGGATTGATAGGAAAATAACAGTTCCTTGACCGTCACGACGCCTCCTGTGGCCTCCTGAATGCGTATGGCTGAATTTGCAGATAGTCTTTTGACTTTGTTATTTTTAATTCTCCAAACCGTCGGCTGCTTTAGATTGGCGTGACGAGCAAATGCACTGTCTGTCATATTATTATTTTCAAGATATTTTGCTAATGCGTTCATGACTATAATTATACATTTAAGAATATTCAATGTCAAATACTTTTATGAATAAAACTTTTGGCGAAATAGTTAAGGAAAAAAGACTTGAAAAAGGCTGGACTCAAACACAGCTGGCCATGAATATGTGACAGAGCAATAAATTTTTTAATAAAAAATTCCTATATGTATAATTTTCTCTTGACACAATTATTCATTCATGTATAATTGCACCCAACACGACGGAAACGTCACCCTGCTCGCCCGCACGACAGGCAGCCGGAAGCACCCTGAGCGCATTGACGCATCAACAGGAAACAAACCGGCACAAAGCCACCGGCGGGATTGGCGCCGGCAAGGTCACAGAGCATTCGTCAACAGGAGATGGCTCAGAAGAATAGCCGGATGAAACG